TGAGTCTGACCTACTGTGTGTCCTAGCACCATCGAACCGAATCGGTATCCCGCAGAACAACATCAGGCATTATCAGAAGCGGCTCGCAGGCCGCACGTTCTCGCAGGCTCAGCAGGAGCGTAAGCGGCATGTGGGGGCTGGGCAGCCTTGAAGTACCCCGAGTCTCTGCGCGAGAACGCTGCCTGCCGGGAAGCGGCCCCAAGCCTTTTCGATGCGGTTGAGGGAATCCTCGTAACGTATGCGTTATCGTATTGCGAGCGTTGTTCGGTCGTGAAGGAGTGCGACACTTTCGTTCGCCCACGGAAGTCTTTCTTCGATGGTGTCGTCGCGGGAAAGTTGTGGCGCAATGGGCGTATCGTTGATCCTGACCAAGATGCACTCTTCGGCGCGGTAGACTAACGGGATGAGTCCCCTCATGACTTACGCGGTATCTCTTCATGAGTTGTACCTGGCGTTCCGTGAGGCGGGATTCTCGGAATCTCAGGCGGTGTTCCTGACGGCGCAAAGGATGAACGCTGATGCACGAAGATGAGATGGGTTCGGGCAGGGGCGCGTTCATCGAGATCGGCTCTAGCGGTCTGCGCCGTTCCGGTGGGATCATCAACGAGGAGTTCCTGCCGAACCTTCAGGGCGTCAAGGGCTTCAAGGTCTACCGCGAGATGCGGGACAACGATCCCGTCGTCGGGGCGATGCTTTATGCGATCGACAAGGTAATCACTCGCCTGGAGTGGAAGATCGACGGCGAGGACGAGCGAACCGTTACGTTCGTTCAGGAGTGCCTTGACGACATGAGCGATTCATGGGACGCAACGCTTCAGAACATCCTGTCGATGCTGGTGTACGGCTGGTCGTTCCACGAGATCGTCTACAAGATTCGCGGCGGCATGACGGGTGACCCGAAGACGCACTCACGATTCAACGACAACCGTATCGGCTGGAGGAAGTGGCCCGTCCGGGCGCAGGAAACCCTTCAGGAGTGGATGCTTGACGATCGTGGCGGCATCCAGGGAATGATCCAGATGGACCCTTCGGGTGGGGGGCTGCATCGTATCCCTATCGAGAAGGCTGTCCTGTTCCGCACGACGACGAACCGGAACAACCCCGAGGGCTACTCCCTGCTGCGTAACGCTTACCGTCCGTGGTTCTACAAGCGCAGGATTGAGGAGATCGAGGCGGTCGGTATCGAGCGTGACCTCGCTGGCCTGCCGATGGCGTATGTGCCGCCTGAGTATCTGATGAGTACCGCGAACCCCGCGCAGAAGGCGGTCCTTCAGGCGATCACGGACATCGTGCAGAACGTGAAGCGGAACGAGCAGGAAGGTATCGTCTTCCCCGCAGCATATGACGATAACGGTAACCGTATCTTTGATCTGACGTTGCTGTCGGCGTCGGGCTCGCGTCAGTTCGATACGGGCGCGGTGATTCAGCGTTACGACCAGCGGATCGCGATGTCGCTGCTCTCTGACTTCCTGCTGCTTGGTAGCGACAGGGTTGGCTCGTTCGCGTTGGGGACGGCGAAGGTCGATCTGTGGACGCTGGCTGTCGATAGCATCGCGAAGACGATCGCTGAGGTAGTGAATCAGTTCGCTATCCCGCGCCTCCTGAAACTGAACGCGATGCGTATGGACCGGATGCCGGAACTCACGTACGGTCAGGTGTCGAGCGTGGAGTTGAGCGAGGTCGCTGATTACGTCAGCAAGTTGATGGGTGTCGGGGCGATCATGCCGGACCCGGCGCTCGAAGGACACTTGCGTTCGCTTGGCGACCTTCCCGACTCCGAACCTCTAATCTGATCTCATGCTGGTGTTCAAGGCATGGCGTAAGTCGCCAGCCCTCACCCAAGAGACGACTCCGAGCCAGCGACGCATCACGCGCATCCTGAGCGACGCGCAGCAGGAAGCCGCTCGCGAGTTTGAGCAGAACCTCTCGACGGTCGCTGAGATGCTGTCGCGGGGCCAGGTCGATCGCGTTGTCGCGATGTTGCCGACTGAGCCGTGGCTTATGGCGCAGGAAGCACTTGCGGCTGAACTGTTGGGGGAACTGCTCGACGCTGGCTCCCGCGTAACCCTTCCCGCTATCGAGAAGGCAACCCTCGCGTACTCGTTCGACCGGGAACGTCCCGAGTCGTCGCAATGGGCGCGGCACGCCGCTGGCATGATGATTAGCCAGATCACGGGCGAGCAACGTGACGTCGTGCGGGATGTCGTGTCTGCCGCTGCCCTGGGTGTGGGGGATTGGGGTGATGTCGCACAAAGCGTACTGGGTTCGATCGGCCTGACGACGCAGCAGGCAGGCTGGGTATCGAATCATTACGACCGGGCCTACCTGACCGCGATACGCAGCGGTATGGGTACGGCGCAAGCGAGAGCCAGGGCGAGGGATTCAGCGAGCCGCTATCAGACCAGCGTGCACAGGTATCGGGCCAATACGATCGCCCGTACCGAAACTATGCGTGCCGCGAGTGAAGGCAGGATGCAGGCTTGGAATCAGGGGCTCACCCAGGGCTTCATTAGTCCGCTATGGCGTAAGGAATGGGTAGCGGAGGCTAACGCTTGCGAGATTTGTCGCGGTGTCGGCGGTAAGAAGATTGGGATCAAGGAGTCGTTCCCGGTGGGTGAGCCGCCTGCGCATCCTAACTGCCGATGCGACGTTATCCTCGTACCGCCCAAGGTGAAGCCCGTGCCTGCGGACGGCGGCTTCGGTTCAACAGCGTTCACGGCAATATCCACTATCGACGATCTCATCCTGCTAGGCAAGATCCCATTCCCAGACCGCAGGGAACTGGCACAGTGGAGGCAGGCGTTCCAGATCGCGACAGCGCCAGACAGAAGCGATCGGCGCACCTTCAGCGAGATCCTCAATGATCTTCTGGAACCAGACATTGAGGCTTATGCGATGGAAGGCGAGCGAATAACGTTCGAGGAGATTGAGGAGAAGGCCGACGAGATATTCGACCGGGGAATGGCGATCGCTGATGAGGCGGGAGCCGACCCAATGTGGTCAGAGAGCAACGGCTCTTTGGGCGACTCGCTACTAGGTGCTCTGTACGAATACACCGGATACGACGCGTTCCCCACGATCCTTGATGACGACGAGTTCAACGCACTATCACTCAATGCCATCACAAGCTTCCGCGGAGTCAATAGGTACCGCTGGCCTGCCGGTGAACTGAGCCCCCAGCAGATCCTAGACATGTACAGGTCCGGGCGCTACTTTCCCGGCTATGGCGTTTATGGCAACGGAACCTACAGTTCCACAAACCCGAGGGTCGCTTCCGGGTATGGAGGGGCAGACTACAACAATGTCATTAGGATTCTTCTCAGCCCGACTGCTAATGTCGCAGATTACAACGAACTCGCCAAGGATTATCGCGCCTGGCATGACGCCCTCACGCCAGAATACAAACGGACGAAGGCTTATTTGCTTCTGAGCGACTTCGGAAGGTGGGCAACCGCCAAAGGCTTCGACGCTATCCGCATTGTGGACATAGACCAGCAAGGACTGCCGATCGGAGTCGATGACTATGTCGTCATCCTGAACCGTGGCGTTACCTATGTACCGAAGCAGAACGGATTGGGGGGTAGGTCTATTTTTGAGACGCGACTAGCGGAGCTATTTCGGCAGGAGAATAACATTCCCGACGATTCGCCTGACCGTACGTTCGCGGACGATGCGGCGATGATCGCATATGCAAAGTTGAAGGGCTATCTTTTTGTAGAGACCTTCGGCGGGAACATCTTTAGAACCTACCTGTGATGAAGATCAAAGAGGTGAACCGAATGTCAGTAGCGACAGATCCTAGCGATTCTAGAAGGCTCGCGTTGGCCATGAACAGGGCAGGCCTGACGCCACCTGAACAACTCGATGCGGCAGATGCCGCGACCCGAGCGGCGTCCTGGAAAGACCTGCCACAATGGTTACGCAACGTAGTCGCGGAGACAGAACGGGAATATGATGGATCTGCTTGATCGCGTGAACGCGCTAACTGACGACCAACTAAGGATGGTCGCCGAGCGCGACGATGCCTCTGGTGTCCTCGCCGCATATCGGCTCGCCGAACTGCGTGGCCTCCCCTACCCCGACCGCGAGGCTGCGATCCTCGGTGACGGCTATGTCATCGTGGCGCAGAACGGCGAGATCCGTAAGGTGCCTATCGAGTCGGTCGAGAAGATCATCCGCGAAGAGGACGGCGAATACTGCGTCTACTCGCACGATGGTTCGCGGTCGTTCGGCTGCTATCCGACGATGGAGGATGCGGAGAACCGGCTGCGCCAGATTCACGTGTTCCGTGCGGCGATCAGAGAGGGATCGTTCGTTTCGTGGGGATCTTCGGGCGGTAGGGCGCGGGGTCAGGTCGAGCACATCATGTACGAGGGTGTGTTGGGTGTGCCGGATTCGGAGTTCCGCATCAACGCGGAACCTGATGATCCTGCTGTGCTTATCCGTATCTGGCGCGAATACGCTGACGGGTGGAGAGGAACCGAGACCCTTGTCGGTCACAAGATGTCTACGCTCACGTCGATTCAGGCGCTCGCTAAGGAAACGAAGCGTGAGGACGATGAGGACTTTCCTGCCGAGGCGTTCGCCTATGTACCCGACCCTGATCGACCGTCTACTTGGAAGTTGCGACTATGGGACTCGCTGGAAGAGAAGGTAACCGCTGCTCAGGTGGGTCGTGCGCTTGCTG